CTTTTAGTTTTAGCTTAGCTTCAGCGGCAACAACAGGTGGAACAGGTGGAGGCAATTTTGTATTTGCAGGGCCTGTAAACCAAAGAGGATAATATGGCAGGATTAAGTTATACAGGTTTAGTTACAAATATTAGAAACTACACAGAGGTAGATTCTAACGTTTTAACAACTGATGTTTTAGAAAACATAATCTTAAACTCTCAATATAGAATATTTAGAGATATTCCAATTGATGCTGATAGAAAAATAGGTACAGGTAATTTTACAGCTAACACAGGCACTGTAACTGTGCCAGCAGGAGCTGTATTTGTTAGAGCAGTTCAAGTTTACACAGCAACTGGATCTACTCGTACAGGTAATAATACATATTTACAAAAAAAAGATTTAACATTTTTAGAGGAATATATTGCAGCAACTACCTCTACTGGATCACCAAAATATTATGCCATGCTAGACACAGGGGCAACTGGAGAGAGTTCATCAAATTCTGGATCTATAATTGTATCACCAACACCAAGTGATACATTTGGTTATAAGATACATTATAATGCAGCGCCTGCTACTTTAGAGACTGGTAATATAACAAACTATATTAGTATGAATTTTCCAAACGGCTTATTATATTGTTGTTTAGCTGAAACATATGCCTATTTAAAAGGACCAACAGATATGTTACAATTATATGAGCAAAAATACAAAGAAGAGGCTCAAAAATTTGCCCTTGAACAAACGGGTAGAAGAAGACGAGACGACTACACAGATGGTACAATTAGAACTAAAATTGACTCTGCATCTCCATAAACATTGGAATTTTAATAAGAAAAGGTTATAACAAACTATGGCATCGACATTTACATCACTAGGTATAGAACTAATGGCTACTGGCGAGAATGCTGGTACATGGGGAACAAAGACTAATACTAACTTAAGCATGGTTCAATCAGCTATTGCTGGTTATGTAGAAAAATCTATTGCAGGTAGTGCACAAACCACTGTGTTAAGTATCACTGATGGAGATAATACTGAATCTACATCCGTTGCTAGACAGATGGTTATTAAATTAACTGGAACAATATCAGGTAATCAAATTGTAACGATTCCAGATTCTTTAGAAAAATTATTTGTGGTTGTAAATGGCACGTCTGGTTCACACACAGTTCAATTTAAAACAGCTTCAGGAACAGGTATAACTTTTGCAGCAGCAGACAAAGGAACTAAACTTTTTTTTTCAGATGGTACAAATATAAATGAAATTATTTCATCCTCTGTTCCAGCAGACAATATTTCTACAGGAGACGCCGCATCTTCTTTTGCAACATCTTCTGGTGCAGTAGTAATTGATTCACAAGCAAGCACAACTACGGTTGATGGACACACCGGTGTTACAATTCAAACTACAAGTTCTGGAGATATAACTTTAGATTCGGTTGCAGATATTGTTTTAGATGCTGCAGGAAATGATTTTAGTTTTAAAGCAAGTGGCACAGAAATATTAAAAATTACTAACTCATCAAGTGACGTAGTTATTAAACCAATTGTAGATACTAAAGATATTATTTTTCAACAAAGAGATGGAACAGAAGTTGCAAGAATTGAAGATAACGCAACGTTTAACGTTGTAGCAAATAAATTAGCTATTGGTGGCACGGCAATAACATCAACAGCAGCAGAATTAAATTTAGTAGACGGAATTACAGCAGGTACAGTTTCAGCTTCTTTAGCAGTTATTGTAGATTCAAATAAAGATATTACAGGTTTTAGAAATTTAACAACAACAGGTAATGCTGTTGTAGGTGGAGATCTTACAATATCTGGTGATGATCTTACTATGGCTACAAACACTGCAGGTCATTTATTAATTGCAGATGGAACAAATTTTAATCCAATAGCAGTCACTGATTTATCAGCGATATCTACTATTGCAGCGGATGATACTTTTCTAGCAGTTGATACTTCAGGTGGTGGTCTTAAAAAAGTTGCAAGATCCGTTGTTGTAGCTGGGTTAGCAACTTCAGCAGCTTTAACAGAAATAGTTCAAGATACATCACCTCAATTAGGTGGTAACTTAGATACAAATTCACATAATATTTTAATTGATGATGCACATTTTATTGCAGATGAAAATAGTAATGAACAAATTATATTTCAAACAACAAGTTCAGCAGTTAATCAATTTGATGTTACAAATGCTGCAACTGGTAGTGGTCCACAATTATCAGCAACAGGTGGTGATTCTAATATTGATTTAAATATATTAGCAAAAGGCACAGGACATGTAACTGTTGTAGGTAATACTAATGCAGGTGCTATACAATTTAACTGTGAGTCTAACTCACATGGTCAAATTGTAAAAGCTCAACCACACTCGGCTGCTGTTACAAACGTTATGTTATTACCAGCTGGAGCTGACTCTACATTAGTGTCTTTAGTTTCAACAGACACTTTAACAAACAAAACTTTAACTTCTCCAAAAATAAATGAAGATGTAGCAGTAACTTCTACGGCTTCAGAATTAAATATTTTAGATGGAGCAACTGTAGTTGTTGGTGAAATTAATGCACTAGACATTGGAAGCACAGCTGTAGGTACAGCTGTAGCAAGTAAAGCAGTTATATTAGATTCAAACAAAGATTATACAGGGATTAGAAATTTTACTATTTCAGGTGAGATAGATGCAGCAACAGGTGATTTTTCTGGAGCTGTTGACGTTGCAGGTGCAACTACAACTGCTGCTATAACTGCTAGTGGAATTGTAAAAACAGATGATGCTACTGATGCAACTTCTACAACTGATGGCTCATTACAAACTGATGGTGGATTATCTGTAGCTAAAGATACAATAATAGGTAATGACCTTAAATTATTATCTGACTCAGCAGTTCTTGTTTTTGGTGCTGGTTCAGACGCTACCTTAACACATACAAATGATGTTGGTCTTACATTAAATTCTACAAATAAATTAATGTTTAATGATGCTAGTCAATTTATTCAAGGCGCTAGTGCAACAGTATTAGATATTGCAGCAACAGACGAAATAGAACTTACAGCTACTTTAATTGATGTAGTTGGAAACTTAGCAGCTTCTGGAACACTTGCTCAAGCAGGAATTGCTACATTTGCTGTGGCAGCTAATGTTGCACAAGCAGCAATTACTTCATCATCAAACGCTGTGGCTTGGGATGCTTCTGCTAAACCAAACGCAGTTCATGTTACAACAGAAAATACTACTTTTTCTGCACCTACTAATAATGTTGAAGGTGCTTTTATTTCTCTTGAAATTAATTACAATGGAACTCATACAATAGCTTTTAATACAATTTTTGAATTTGCAGCATCGACTGCACCTACAACAACAGATACAGATGGTAAAACAGATATTTTAGTATTTAGATATAACGGTGCTGTATGGCAAGAAGTAGGTAGAACATTAAATTTAAGTGAAAGTTAGGAGATAATATGTATGCAATAATAACAGACGGATCAATTTCAAAATATGTTAACCACCCTAAACCCTTGGTTATAGGAGATGTGCAATATCCAGCTAGAATATTTTCAGTATGGACTGCAAGTGAGTTAGCATCTATTGGTATAATAGAAATTACATTTGATGATAGTAATAAAAAAGACAATAGATATTATATTAATACCGATCAAACTTATACTTATGATGCAGACGCTGGAACAGTTACTGCAACTTATGGTAACGCTATAGCAAAAGCACACGCTGATACTACTTGGACTCAAGATGAAATAGATGATGGAGATGCACCAACAGGAGCAGATACCAATACTGTTAAAATAAGAGGTTTAAAATATAACTTTATTCAAGATATAAAAATTACAGCTAATAATTTATTATCACAGACTGATTGGTATGTTATACGTAAGTCAGAAAAAAATACTGCTATTCCTAACAATATTACAACTTGGAGAAATGGAATTCGTACTAAACAAGCAGCAATGGAAACATTAATTACTAACGCGTCAAATACAGCAGCCATAGAAACTTTATATAAATATGTAAATACTGCAGATGAAGGGGACCCAATTGTAATGGAGCGACCATTAGGAGAGTTCCCAGAATTAGGATCTTAATATGCCTTTTATTTTACCAGGTAATGTAGGGTCGGCAACAGCATCTACTGGTTATGATGTAGCTAATTCTATTAGATTTAATAGAGCTGATAGTGCACACATGACCAGATCAGCAGCGGGTTCAAGTGCTACAAAATCTACTTTTTCTTTTTGGGTAAAAAGAACTTTAATATCTGCAGGTGGAGATTTTACACAAGTTATACATAATTTTTATAGTGCAACTGATAGTTATAATAAATTATATTTTGATGGTAACGATCAAATAATTATGAAACAGCAAGTTAGTAGTAGTACACAGATTCAAATAATGCCTACTAGAAAGTTCAGAGATATTTCGGCTTGGACGCATATAGCTTACATAGTAGACCCAACAGAAAGTACAGAAGCAAACAGAGTAAAAGTTTTTGTTAATGGAACTCAAGAAACATCTTTTGGAACTGAAACTTATCCAGCACAAGATACCGCCGTAAGAGTTGAATATGCTCAATATTTTGGAAGAGAATCTGGTAGTGATAGTAAATTTTTTGATGGTTATTTAGCTGAATTCGTTTTTTTAGATGGAGTTGCCGCTGCTATTAGTGATCTAGGTGAGTTTGATAGTGATTCTCCTACAATTTGGAAACCTAAAGATGTTTCAGGATTAACTTTTGGAGCAAGAGGTTTTTATTTAGATTTTGAAGATAGTGGAGATTTAGGAGATGATGAAAGTGGAAATGGAAATGATTTTACAGAAGTTAATTTAGCCGCAACAGACCAAATGATAGATACCTGTACAAAGAATTTTCCTATACAAAATTCTATAGCGGGTACAAGTGGTTCTGTTGGTGCCAATACATATACAGAAGGTAATCTACAAGTATTAACTCCTCAAGGTGAAAATGGTAATAATTTTTCAACTATAGGTGTTTCAAGTGGTAAATGGTATGGTGAATTTTATATAAAAGCCAATAGTGGTATAGAAAGATCACTTGTAGGTGTTAGTGGTGATGTAATGGCAACACTTTTAGCTGAAAATAATATGGGTAGTTTAAGTGGTGCTAGAGATGTTGGTTATATGGGTAATGATGGAGATAAATTTGTAAGTGGTACTGAAAGTTCTTATGGTGGTTCTGCTTTTTCTGTTGGTGATGTTATTGGGGTTGCTTTAGATTTAGATAATCGTACAGTTAATTTTGCACAAAATAATAGTTTTAAAGGAACGATATCAATTGCTTCAACTGGAATTTGGCACATGGGGTGTGGTGATGTTTCTGGTGGTGCTAGAGCTACTATTGTAGCTAATTATGGACAAGATTCAAGTTTTGCTGGTAGTATAACTGCCGCAAATAATACAGATGAACATAGTGAGGGTTTATTTAAATATTCTCCTCCAAGTGGATTTATAACACTTAATAGTACAAACCTAGGGGAGTATGGAGGTTAGATGGCAGCTTATACAACAATAGACGATCCTGGAGAATTTTTCGAAAATACCTTATATACCGGAAATTCAACTGGTAGAACAATAACAACAGGAATGGAAGCAGATTTACTTTGGATAAAAGGAAGAAATACAGCAAGACCTCATGTTGTTTTCGATACTGTAACTACTAGTGATTTTGCTAGTGGAAATAGTAGATATTGGGTAACAGGTACTGGTGCTGCTTTTACATCAAACAAAACAGATCAAATTACATCAGTTACATCTACTGGGTTTGTTATGGGAACAGATGCAAGTTCAGATCAAATTAATGGTAACGGTCAAACAACAGTTGCATACACATGGAAAGAATCGGTTACTGCTGGGTTTGATATAGTTTCATATACAGGAAACGGAAGTGCTAGAACAATATCTCATTCTTTATCAGCAGTTCCTGAATGGATGATGATTAAAAAAATAAGTAATACAGATGCAGCTGCCATATATAATGGTGCTAACGGTAATACTAATGGTTTAATATTAGCTGAAACTAATGGTAATGATGATGAGACTTATTGGAATGATACTACTCCAACATCAAGTGTATTTACTCTTGGTACGTTATCAAATGTAAATACAAATAATGAAACATATATCGCTTTTTTATTTGCTCCTAAGCAGGGGTACAGTTCCTTCGGAGTCTACTCCGGAAATGGAAATGCAAACGGGACCTATGTGCACTTGGGATTTAAACCCGCATGGTTGTTAATAAAAAGGGTGAGTGGATCTGGTGATCAATGGCAACTTTCTGATACCGTTAGAGGTGTTAATGGAGCAATTAAAACTTTATACCCTGATAGTGCAGAAGTAGAAACTTCGACTGATAGTATCGATCATCTTTCTAATGGATTCAAACTTAGAAACACTTCAGTTGCAAGAAATGGCTCAGGTAGCACGTACGTATACTTTGCCTTCGCCGAATCTCCTTTTGTTAATTCAAAAGGTGTACCAAACAACGCAAGATAAGGAAATTAATATGTTACAAAAAGTTAGATTTGCACCTGGATTCAATAAACAAGTCACTGCGACTGGAGGCGAAAGCCAATGGATAGATGGTGATAATGTTAGATTTAGATATGGCACACCTGAAAAAATAGGTGGTTGGGCTCAATTAGGATCTACAGAACTTACAGGAAGAAACACAGCTATACATCATTTCGTAAACGCAACAGGTATTAAATATGCTGCGTTAGGAACTAATAAAATTTTATATGTATACTCAGGTGGTATTTTTTATGACGTACACCCTATAAGACTTACAGCAACTTTAACAAGTGCATTTACAACTACAAACGGATCAGCAACTGTTACAATAACTTTTGCATCAGCACATGGATTAAATATTGGTGATGTTATTTTATGTGATAATTTTACATCTATTACTAATTCTAATTTTACATCTACAAATTTTGACGATGTTAAATTTGAAATTAAAACTATTCCAACAGATACAACTTGTACAATCACTATGCCTTCTAGTGAAAGTGGTTCAGGTGCAACAACTTCTGGCGGTATTAGAGTACAAGCTTATTATAGAGTAGGGCCTGCTGTAGAATCAGCAGCCACTGGTTGGTCATTAGGTCAATGGGGTGGAACACAATCAGGACAATTTATATCTACTTTATCATCTGGTATTAATGCATCAGTTACAAGTTTAACTTTAGCTAGTGCTACATCGTTTCCATCATCGGGCA